AGGTCGTTGGTAGAGGCGTTGCTCTTGCTGCCGGTGACACACCGAATGTCGAGCGTGGGGTGACGGTCGCGCAGCATGTCGGCGTAGCCCTCGCACGCTGCCTTGCCCCACATGAAAATCGTCAGGCGGTTGTCTGCGGAGAGCAGGCTTTCGACCAGACCTTTCAGCATAACGTTGCTGCCAGTCTCAACGACCTGCTCACCCTGAGCCGTGGTCCGGTAGACGGGAAGCACCTCAGTGAAGTCGTGGTGGTAGTGGTCAGACACCCACCACACAGGGTCGTGCTCGACCTTGCCCTTGCTGGCCCGCAGGGCGTTGACCTGCTCGATAAACAGGGCGGTCGCAGACCCGGCGTTCTGGTCGCAGAGCGTGACCTTGCCCGCCATGGCGCAGACGTACAGCAGCTTGTTGTAGCTTTCGGTGGCCCGCTCACCGACAAGCATGGAGCCGTACTGCCCGAGCACAGTCTCGCTCTCATCAATCATGACGTGAACGTGGCGAAGCTGGTCGTGGTTCAGAACGTCCGCTTTTGACACCAGAGCAGCAGCGGTGATCGCGACGGAGCCTGTGCGGAGCGACACGTCAGAGCCAGCAAAACCGTGGTCGATGTTGAGGCGGAAGGCAAGCTGCTCAGCCAGAGACTTGAAGGGCGCGATGCCGAGAATCTTCTTGAAGCTCATCCACGGCTTCTTGTGGGCCACAGCCATTCGCTCAAGCAGCCACGTCTTGCCTGAGCCGGTCGCAGTCTTGAGCACAAGGAAGTCGGGGCGGTCCGTGGGCCAGAGGGCGCGACCGTTGGCGTCGAGCTTGATGGTGACCGCGCCGTTGGGTGCTTGGAATCCGGTGGGTGCCACCTTGAACTGAGTCAGGCAGGAGAAGCAGGTGTACTGGTTCTCGCGCATGCGTCGGTAGCCAGAGCGACCACAGAGGGGGCAGGCGCACCGCTCATCAACGTCAAGCTCAGGGTGAACCTTCCCGTCCCACCGGACGTGCGACCAGCCTCCGGAGGGGGCGGCTCCGCTCTTGGGTGCATTGCTCTTGGCAGGGAGACGGGCACGCTTCGTGGCCTTGACCTTCGCCGGATACATGGCCTCCATGTTCTCAAACCAAGCGGTCAGGTTGGGGTAGAGATCGTGGGCACCAGCCTCGACGGTCACCAGTTTGTCGGCGTTGCGGTGCTGGTGACCGGGGATGGGAACGATGCGGGTGCCAATGTCCTTGGCTTTGTCGTCAATGAAAGCCAGTTCTCCCGCAGAGATGGCGCGGCTGAGCACCTGCTTCATGCGCTTCAGATTCCACTCTGCTCCGTCGATGCCCATGCCGGGTGGGATGAAGTAGAGGAACTGGTAGCCGTGCCCGGTGTAGATGATCCGGTTGGGGTGAGGCAGGCCGGTCTGAGCAGTCTGGTCGAGCAGCATGCCGAGGAAGTCAACCTCAAGGAACAGGTCGCGAACCTCCTCCTCTTCCATGTCGTACAGCGCACGCTTGACCTCTGCTCTACCCTCGTCGGTGTCCGAGGCAGTGAAGCCGCAAGCCTCTTGAACCAGCCCGTTGTCTGCTCCGTCGCAGTCGAACGACAGGATGGCGGGGGAGTGGAGGTCTTGACCCCGAGCCTTTGTAGTGCCCTCCTTGAAGAAGCCGCCACTGAAGTAGGGCACGTCCCGCTTGTTGCCCTTGAGCATCCGGCACTTGATAACTGTGCCTTTAGGTGCTGGCGGCATGAGGGTTTTCGCGATATCTTTGTAGTGCAAACTACACTCCTGTTGGTGTATGCCCTCCTTCCCATCCGTCTAAGTCAGGGGAGGGGGGCTTTGTCGTTGTCAGCTAAGGTCGCTGCTGACGTTGACGGTGTTGGTTTTGATGTTGAGCGCAAGTCGCTCGACCAGACGGGACATGCTCAGCCCTGTCTTTGTAGACGCCGCTTTGAGACTATCGCGTGCGGCTTGACTCAGGGTGAATGAGGTGACTTTTCGGATTCGTTTGTCTGACGTGGTTGGCATCAGTGGTGCTCCGGTTGTGGGTGGCCTACCTACTGTAACCTATAGACACGAACGCGCCCACAAGCGCAGGCGTTTGGTCAACTTTTCTGGGCGATTCCGCTGGTATCCCAGTTCGGCTGTGCCTTAACCGTAAGCAGGTAACCGATTATATATCTATAATCATTTACGTGCTTACCAAAGGAAAGCCTCCCCAACCCCGGCCCCTGCAATGCAGAGGAAACGCGAGGCGAGGGAGGCAGGGGGTCAGGCTCCCTCCAGCACTACCTCAGTGTTGGACCTGCCCCCGTCGGAAAAACCTCCCGCCCGCGTGTTCAAAGCGAGGACGGGAGGCACACCCATGGAACTACCAGAACCACGACAGACTGTAACCTGCCCCGCTATGAGGTGGCGGAGATCCCTGCGGAGTTGATGAGCCTGACGTTCAAGCCCATGGTCCGGTCTGCATACGCACCGAGACAGCGGTGCAGCATCTCGACGTGACCCACCCTCGCGAACAGCATGATGGACATGAGCCGGTCGAGTGCCGGACGCAGCACCCCGTCGTCGTGGGACCGTAGAGGGGTGAAGGAGCCGTGCGTCTTGCCGAGCCAGTCAAGCACCCGAGGGTCTGTCGGCAGTTGACTGAAGGGCACCTCAGTCGTATTGGGTAGCGCCCGAGCAGCAGGTAGCGTGGTCTTCGTCACCTCGACGCCGAACGTGTAGGTGCCGCCACCCTGCCCCGGTGTCTTCAACGTGACCGCCTCGATGAGCAGCGGGATCCCCTCACCGGGGTAGCGACCGTGCAGCAGGACCACATAGTCCTCTCCCCTCCGCTTGAGGAAGTTGGCGATGAGCCTTAGCTCACGCTTCAGACTGTGAGGGGTAGTGTGCTTAAAGTTCACTCAGAAGCTCCGTTGCTGGGATACGATACATTATAGTCAGAAACCCATAGAGTTTCCCCCTACATTCGGAGACAGCATGGCGAGAAACGGCAGACCACCGAACAGCGTCGTGCTGTTCCGCGAAGCAGCCCGCGACCAGAACCTTGAGTCTGCCCTGTGGGCCATCCTCTACAGTCTCCGAGACGACATCGGTAGAGGCGAGGTGAGCAGCGTGGCGCTCAAGATGATGAGCGAGTTGGTCACGCTGGAGAAAACCAAGATTCAGTACGGCAACAAGAAGCAGAAGGCGGAGGGTGAGAGTGGGCTTGAAGCTCTGGCTGCATGGCTCCACGACGGAGAGGGGGCACCAACACCTTGAACCTCCGCGCCCTACTACCGCTCAGAAAGTTGATCCCACGTCTGAAGGTGAGGAGCAAGGACGGTCCGGTCGTCCGGCTTGAACCACACCCTGAGCAGGTGGAAATCCTCGACCTGCTTGAGACGGGTGAGGACGTGCTGGTGCTCAAGCCTCGACAGGTGGGTGCCTCCACCATCATCGCCGCCTACCTGCTCTGGCTCTGGCTCACGTCACCCCACCCCATCACCATTGTCGTGCTGAGCTACAAGCAAAAGAGCGCCAAGCACCTGCTCAAGATGGTGAGGTCGTTCTACAACAACCTGCCCGAAGCCCTCCGTCTACCGCTGGAGCGAGACACACAGGACCACCTCATACTTGAAGGGACCGGCGCGGAGTTGATGGCAGTCGGAGCCAAGGACGACGAAGGCACCCGGTCGTTTACCGCGAACTACATTTGGCTCAGTGAGTTTGCCTTCCTCCCCCACTCCGAGGAGTTGCTTGCAGCAGCAGCAGGCTCCATCACCAAGGGTGGGCAGATGATAGCGGAGACGACGGCGAACCACTGGGACGACGCGATGCACCAAGAGATCGTCAAGGTGGAGCGCGGTGAGTCTGACTACAGGTTCAAGTTCTTCCCATGGAGTCAACACCCTGCCTACCGTGTGACCGGAGACGTTATCCACCCGACACCGGAGGAGCAGGAGTGGATGGGCAAGCATGGCCTTGACCTCGAACAACTGGCGTGGTGGCGGCGCAAGGTCAGGAAGCTCGGGGTCGATAAGGCTCGACGTGAGTTTCCCCTCACGGTCAACGACGCTTACTCACAGGGTGCAGGTCAGTTCTTCCGAGACAGTGACCTCGACCACCTCGCGGTGTTTGACGGCAGCAGCACCGGCACCGTGAGGCATGAGCCGTACACCCCGACCCACTCGTATGCAGCAGGGTTTGACTCCTCCGCAGGCATAGGTCTGGACGCGAGTGCTCTGACAATCTTCAACGCCACCACAGGTAGGGTAGCGGCGACGTGGACGGCGAAGGTACACACGGTTGACGAGGCACTGGAGATCCTCGGGGCGCTGTGCGTGGAATACTCAGCGGTGCTCGCCATCGAGCACAACAACACTGGGCACACCTACAACCAAGCCATACGGGAGTTGGGTGCCGCGTCTGGTGTCCGTCTCTGGCTGGACCGAGCAGGCAAGCCGTGGGTGGCAACCGTCACCTCCCGCGCAAAACTCTGGACAGACCTCAAGAAAAGCGTGCAGAATGGCACGGTCACTGGCGTCGATGCCGTCACACTGAGCGACCTCAAGAAAGTCAAAGTAGATGAGCATGAGCGGATCGTGCTACCCCGGACCAAGGCCGGACACTGCGATGCCGCAGTCAGCTTTGCCCTCGCTGTTATGGCGTCGGGTCAGGCCCGAGCGCAGCAGGCAGGACACTTCAAGGGGATGCTCGACAAGCTGAAGGCTCAGCGCCTCAGAGCAGCGACACAAGGACACCGGAGATACTAATGAAAGCCGACACCCTCGCACTCATTCAAGCCGCCGTCAGCGCGCACTCGGAGTATTGGGACAACCAACGCCCCCTTCTCCGCAAACTCCGTGCCCTCTACTCGACGCGCTACTGGGATGGCATTAGCACCCCTGTTGACGAGGCAATGCCGTACCGGGTGGAAACCTCAGACGCCTTCGCTTTCATCGAGTCGTTCGTCTCCACCCTGTTCACCCGCGACCCTGCGGTCGAGGTGGGCTACGACGCCAGTGCTGAAGGTTCACCCGAGGTGGCGAGGGCAGCAGCAAACGTGTTCCTGCACCGGCAGAGGGAGTCACTGGAGCGGGCCACCCGCCTCGCCCTCATCTACCCCATGGCGTTTGTGAAGCTCGCCCCTCGCGACAGCACCGACCCC